AATATCATTCTGATTGATGTCAGAATTGTAATTACTATCAACAGGTAAAGAGTAAAAATTCTCTCCTAAAATGTATGGATACTGCGGTACTTGATTGCTATCAATAGTAATGAAATAAGCATAAGTTCCTTGCGGAAATTCTGGGGTAATACAAAATCTTCCATTGTTTTCATCTAGTGTGCCACTTTTGTGGGTATAGGTGTAATCATTGACAAACGTTCCAATAGGATAGTTTATCAAATCAGGTCCTTCAGATCTACTACCATTGATAGAATAACTAGATTTCATTCTAATAATAGATGACGTAGAATCTAAAGGATTCTCATAACCAAATGCACCATAAATTGGATTGCCATCATAAGCAAAACCAATAATAGGTGAATGTGATTTAGATGCTGGTTCAGTTCCAGCACTGTTTATGTTATCACTAAGAGCAACACGAAGTGCTTTCGGGTTTGCAGCATAACCATAACCATACTCTAATACATTATTGTAGTTGTCAAACACATAACCATTTTCTGTATCGAGTTTAGACTCTAATTTTTTGTATCTATTGAAATTCCATTCTTTAAGAAGTGGTATGCCAGTTGCTCCACTGCCTACTGGAACTATGTCTACTATTACAGTATTTTGATTATAGAAATTACCCTCTGCAATTTTATTAAATCCAGTAATCTGTCCATCAGTATTGACAACTGCCTCAAACTCAGCAAATCTACCTCTGCCAGCATTGTCTCTAATTACAACTTGTGGAGGTGAAGAATAAAATTCACCAGGATTATCAAGTATTAAACTTGTTACTTTACCACCAGTAACTACAGCACGAACAGCAGCATTTCTACCAGAAGTAATTAATATATCAGGAGTTCTAGGAAATACATCAATTGTATCCACAACAACACTTTCTACAACCTGACCAGCAAGTATTGCTCTTGCTTTATTAGGTACTTGATCAATCAGTACAAATGGTGGTCTTACATATCCAGTTCCACGAAGATCAACTCTAATTTGTTCTAATCTTCCATATCTAATACTTTCTGCATCTTTATAACCATAAAAAGGAACACCATTTAATCCAATACCAATATCTCTCTTAGGTGTAGGATATGTTTCTGTAGTTCTTGTTGCTTGCTTTCTAATAATACGAAGAATTTTTTGATCTAATAATGTTTGATTAAAAGTAGAACCATCTAAAATTTTATGTGATGGAAAACTAGAACTAGCAATATAATAATATTGATCATCTGCAAGTATAGCAGATACATCAGTAGAAACTTGATTTAATGAAGTGGCAGTTGTTGGAAATGTAGGAATATTAACTGATGCACCAGATCCTAATATCCATCTAGTTTGGTTTGTACCCACATTTACAATTTTAGAGTCAGCAGTCTCAAAACCAGGATTTGATACTTGAATTTTATCACCAACTGCAGAATATGGTTGTGAATTTGATGGTTGTAAATTATATACAATACCCATCGTTAACAATGTGACACCAGATCCTACTAAAGTGACTGGTTTGTATACTGGTGTACCAACTACATGAGGTACAGCATTTTGTGCTGATCTATTATCAATAATAAACTGAGATATATTTTTATCACTAAACTTAATTACCTCATCTCCAATCAATATTGATCCTGTAGAGTCCCATCCAACAGTAGAAAATACATTTATCCTATCTCCTGTAGATGCAGTACCTGACAATGGTTTCTCAAGTTGAGTCTTAGTTGAGACACCAAATGAACCATTAACTGTTTCTGGTGCTAGAACAATATTATAAATTATCTCTCCATCTCTAGTTCCATCTGCATATACATTATCTACAACAGCATCTGCATAGTCATATTCAACTGTATCAGACTGAACAATTTTCTTTCCTATTAAATTCTTTACGTCACCAGATACAACCTTACACTTAAGTGCGTATACATTTATCCAATCAGCATCGGATGATTTATATGTAAAATCTCTTGGTTTGTATACCTCAGGTTTAAATACCTTTTCTCCTTCTTCTTCCTCCTCAGTACTGAGAACCATGTAACCTTCATCACCATCAAGACCTGACATGTAACGATGGTATGCACAATAGTAATAAATTTTCTCAGTTTCACCTAAGTCCATTATAAACTCAGGTTGGAATGTATTGGTATAATTAGTCTTTACACCATTGACAATATCACTATTGTAATATAACTGACCACCAAGTAATGTTCCTTCCCTAGTCGTACTAAACTTCATAGGATGTCCATCAGGATGAACTGGCATAGGTAAGTTAGAAGGATCAGATTGATTCCATATAATCTGATAGTTCTGTTGTACTTTTATATTTTCTGGTGCAAGATAATATTTGCCAGGTTCAAAATTTCCAAACTCTTCTGCTTCTTCACCAAAATCAATGTAGAAAATACCATTTGGAAAACTATACACTGTAGAAGCAGTAAACGATGCTCCTAACTTTCCTGATATAACATCAGAACTTGCAAATGAACCTGATAGTTGTCTTAGATATAATCTTGTAATTACATTTTGATTATTTCTAACAACCTTAGCAACTTCACCACTAGAATTTCCACCATTCTGAAATATTCTATCACCAACTAAAAATTCACCACTTGGATTTGTAACATCTATTGCAATATTATCAAACTCAGATTTTATAAACCACTCAAATTGTTGTAAATTTATACGTGCGTTATCATCAACATCTTTATCAATAAGACTATTGAAAACAAACTTAATAGAACTATCAGTTCCTTTTGCCTTATAAAAATTCTGTATGTTTTTTATTAGAGTTCTTTTATCAACACTACCTCTAAGATATTTCTCAGGAAAAGAACCTAGATATTGTTTCTCAAAATTCTTGACAAACGCATATAAGAAAAGATTACTAACATTATGAACTTTCTGACCAGCAACATGTGCAGCAGCAGTTGTAGTCTCAAATTGAGTCTCATGATACAAATCACCAAGAGTTACGTTACCACTAACACCTCGTGTGCAACCTTGTAGTGTAGTATCAGTTCTAGTTGCATATAATATTATCTCATCATCTATTCTGACGTATCCGTCTGCTTTTGGAAAACTCGTTGCATCTTGTAATACAATTGTGTCATCAGTATTACTGATACTAACATCCAAAGTATTAAATTGTCTAAGTATGTTTTGTTCATAGTAATCTATATCAGCATAGTCTTGAAGATTGCTGATAACATCTAACGTACCACCCTGTACCTCCTGTGCCTCATAATACTTTTCTATGAACTTGGTAAAAAGTTCATATTCTGTACTAATAAACTCAGGAAGTTGAGTTTCTATTAGAGTCGAGATTCGCTTTGTTTTAGCAGCAACCATTTAATTACTCTTTATACGCAGTGAAGGATGAGTTAGCAACGTCAACGTCAAGATATACTTCACGCATTGCTTTTATATCGTTTGATAGAGGTTTTACTCTTAGTGAAATACGATTATCAAAGAAACTACCTTTAATAATTGTTAAGGCATACATCTTTAACTCACCTTTTACATAATCTATGTCGCCAATATCACTGTCAAGGACAACCTTTTCACCAGTTACGGTATCTAGTCTATATAGGACAATTTTCTTATCCCTATCTTCAACGTAAACATCAAAATTAGGATACTCGGTCACCCTAAAACCAGTAGATGACAAGACTGGATCATCACAGTCTTCATCAAAGGCATTCTGGAAACATACTTCATAATAGAATGTAGAATTTAACTGTGGATAGAAGTCTTTTCTCATCATGACACTGGTGAGATTAGAATTGATACTAATATCAGCATCATCTATTACACCTACAAACTTACTATATCTAAACTTACCATTAAACTTCTCAGTATCACTTGTATCAATATAAGATTGTACACTAGAAATTGCCTTATCACTAATCTGTGATGGTATTTGATCTGTCACACCACCATTGTAGAAAATCTTACTTGTCATCTCAACATAGAGAATAGAAGGATCCACTATTCTTGGTTCTATAGATGCAACAACATATTTTTTAAGATCAGCAATAATTTGTGATTTAGTCAATGATGTGAGATAACTTGCATCATTCGGTTTCAATACAATAAAGACCTTACCATACTCTGGTGGATCTTGATCCTCTCCACCAAATATAATGATGTCGCTTGTTGCTGGATATACTTTTCTTACAATTGCTTCATAGTCCTGTGCGGTCACTGCACGGTCTTGTGTGCCATATGCCTTAGGAGCAGTATATTTTATCTTAGAAGTGCTTTCAATCTCCTCACCACCCGAAGAAGGTGTAGTTGATGTAACTGTAGTTGTAAAAGCATTAGGACTTACACCATTTGGATTCTGTACAACACCAGTAAATACAAAAGTCTTAACTCCATTACTTTCAGGACCTGAAGTTGTAAGATAAGATACTTCAATACGTGAATTATTTTCAATCTTCTTACCTAGAACACCATCCCCTAGTAGTATTTCATATCTTTGATCTTCAATCTCATCTATAAAAAATACTTTTGAATCACCATCAACCCCTAAAATATTATCAGCAACTTTATACTCTTCATTAAATGAACCACCGCTAGGATATACTTGTACTCTAACTGTATTAGTATCAATATCTTGATTATCTAAAATAAACCTTTGACTCTTAATAGCAGTATTGACAGTAAATGTGTTAGTAAGAAGTGTGCCTTCTCGAATAGGAACATTAGTAAATGTAGCAACATTGTTTATAACTTGTGCTAGAACATCATCAGTTACAACATAAGAATATACATTGTTATCATATGATGAAATAAATCCTGTTCCTGCCTGTAATATTAACTCAGTGTCAGTTGTAGGGTTAGTGTAATTAATATTAAATGAAATATATGCTGTAGGAGATGTAGCACTTTTAGGTCTATACCCTAGTTGCTTTGCAATTGATACTACGTTGTCTCTTAACGTTGCTGAATCAATGAATAGTTCATTGACCACCATGTTAGTATTAAATGCTGTGTAGTAAGTATTATAAGCAAGTGTGTCAATTAAAGTTGATAATGCACTTCCCTCAAAATCATAGTCAGTAAATTCTGACTGCGATCTCATATACTCTTTGAGAGAAACTTTTATCTGTTCAAAATCTAAATTGGATACCTGAGTGTATGGCATTATCTTGTACGC